ATCGAGCCCGATCACGGGCTTTGCCTTGCCTGTCCGCTCTTCGCTTTGCTTGTGCCGATCATGGCAGGGTTTGCATAGACTGGCGAAGTTGCCCGAGTCGTAGAACAGCGCCACGTTGCCCTTGTGAGGCGTGATGTGGTCGCAGATCGTGGCCGGTGTGATCCTGCCTTCCGCCTTGCACATGCGGCAAAGAGGTTCGGATGCCAAATGGATGAGGCGAAGCTTGCGCCAGCGGGTGGAGTTGTACAGGGCCTGCCACTCGGCGCCTTCCCGGCTGCGCGTGCGTGTCCTCATGATGCCCTTTTCCCAGAAACCCACGTTACGGGGGTAGCGTTATTTTACGAGCCCGTAGAATTTCGCCAGGAGCTCGAGCCCAAGGGCCACGGCGGTTGTCCCCGAAGCGGATGCCGCGCGCTGGCCTCGGTAGCCCCGAAGACGCCTGCCCACGTCCTCGGGTTTGATGTCGTTGATCACCAGCCAATGCACTGGTTTGCGGATCCTGAGCTGGTCGAGGAGATGATTTGCCTCGGCGTATCGCTTGGCGTGGAATGCCTTGCGCTCGGCTGCATCGAGGTTGCCCTGGCCTGCCAGCCCGGAGATGTACTCGGCCCATTTCATCGTGACCTGTGACGAGGCGACGTGGCCGAGATACCAGTCCCGGTAAAGCTTTTCGCCGGCATCGTACTGTTCGGGCGTGATCAGGCGGTTGCGGTACAGGTTCTCGAGGGATGACCAGACGCGGATTGCCCCGGTCTTGCGGAGAACGCCGCCGGAACTGGCTTCCGCGAGCTCGTCGTAGCCAGGAGCTGCGCGAAGGCGCTCCGGAGTCGGCATGATGGCGCCGGGGATTTGGCGCAGTCGTTTGTTCCGTCGTGCCAATCGTCATCTCCTGCTGAGAGGTGACGCGGCGGTGTCGTGAGGCGCGCGGACAGAGATGGCTGATTTGCCGGGAATTGCAAGGAATTGAATTGGGGGATTCGTTTGGCCGTTTGGCACTGCTCTCTATAGGATGGGGTAGAATACCTTCTTTTATAAACCACCCCCCCCTCTCCCCTTTATAGTGCCAAGCGTAGAATTTTCTTTTTAACTTCATGTACTTATCGTTTGGCACCATGTCTCGTTTGGCACGGTGCCAAACGGTCGTTTGGCACCAATTTCGGGTGCCAAACGATTTTTGGTGCCAAACGAACTTTTGCGCGAGTTTTCGCCATTTTTGCACTTCTTCGTCAATCCGTGACGTATTCATAAATCATGGACGGTGGCCCGCCTGCCGGGGGGATTTTCTTGATCACCCGGACCTGCTCGGCCACTTGCAGCCCTGCCAGAATGTCCTTCCACTCCATCTCGCGCAGCCCCTTTACCCGGCGCCGAAGGTCGCGCATCGAAATCGACTTCCGCTCGGCAATGGCGTTCAGCACCCGGTTGTAGTTCCGCTGGTAATCGTTCTCCGCGATGTTCTTGCCGGCCAGCCTGGCGGTGAAATCGGCCGCCCACATGGCCACGTCGCGGCCCCATTCCATGTCGACCGCCTGCACCACGTCAGTCATGTTTCCCGCCGCGCGGATCGTAGCCAGCCGTATCGCCATTTCATGGGTGCGGGCGTAATAGGTGGTGAGGTCGGGGTCTTCGCCCAGCCGGAACAGCTTCGCGTCAAATTCCTTGCTGACTTCCTCGGCGCGTGAGCCCCACCGCAGACGCCGCCGCGGCCCGGTCTCGTCGCCTATCGGTGCGGCCTGCGCCTCGGGCGTCAGACGGTGCGCCCATTGGCGCAGGCGGGCCAAGCCAAGGGCCAAAGGCTTCGGTACCTCGCCTGGTTCCATCTGCGGCTCGACCGCCATCATGCGCTTTCTGGTTGGCAAGATCAGCCAACGGTTGAGGAAGCCGTTGAACACGTCCTTTCCGGTCATGGCCGCGAAGAGCTCGTCCAAGGTCGACGAGCCGTAGATCGAGACGCCCGGATTCTGGATCGGCTCGGACCGGGCCTGCGCCCAGGCGGGTGTCCGATAGACCATGAAGTTCTTGCCCCAGAGCTCGCGCAGGATGGCCGATATGTCGCTGTCGTGGGGCTTGGCCTTGGCAGACAGGATGCGCCCCAGCATCACGCCGAGCTCGTCGACCGCGCACAGCATCACGGGATTGGCCTTGAGCTCGGAGACGACCGCCGAATGCGACTTGAAGTCGGATGGGCCGTTGAGGGCCCCGGCATTGCAGGCATCGAGGAGCAGCCCGCAGGCTGCCTTGGGATACTCCTTCCCGGCGCCGGACGGGGCGATGCAGGCGATGTAGAGGTGCGTGGCGTTCTTTGAACTGGGCCCCGCGAGACCGCCGCCCACGAGCGTCCCCACCACGCTCAAGCCGGTGCCTAGCGCCAGGACGCGGTTCGGCTTCCGGTTCGACGCGCACACCCAGTCGACGATCTCGCCGACCAATCCCGGCACCCGGGTGAGATGGTCCGGCAGCTCGTCGTCGGTTTCCGGATGACTATCGGTTTCAGCGATGGTCATCCGGGCTTCCGGTATCGGGCTCTCGGCAGGGGCCTCGATTTCGGCGACACCCTGCTCCACCGGCTGTTCGGTCATCCCCAGGCGGGCCGACAGCCATTCGAAGGCCGCGTCCTGGTCGAGATCCCGGGCGTGCATCACCAGGTCGAGGGCCGAATATCCGTCACCCGTGCCATGGTCCCGGGATCCGGCCGGTGTGATCGACAGGTTCGGGTTGCGCGCCTCGATCGGACGCCCGGTGGTCGACGGCCGCCATGGGCAGACAGCCTTGTAGCCGTTTCCGGTCTTCCGAAGCTTCGGCAGCCCAAGATCTGGAACCCAAGCATCCATGTTCGCCAGTGCGACGGCGTTCAATCTGCGCCAAACCGTGTCCTCGTCATCCGGAAACGGCAGGATGACCGCCTTTGCCGCCGGGATCGGATGGTCGGTCAGCGCCTCGACCGTATCCCGGAACCGCGTGATGTGGTCTTCGTTAAGCGCAGGCAGGCTCGCGGCCGGCGTGTCCAGAAGCGTGCCCGGGCCCGTCCACTGGTATGGCCTGCCGGTGTCCGGGTGCACCGATGGCGGGATCACCGTCTGGCGCGTGTCAGTCAGAAGCTCGACGATCGCCGTGCGGAAACCCTGCGTCCCGTTCGGCACCAGGTAAAAGGCGCTGAACCCCCGCTTGCCCCGCTTCATGACAGGCGACGGCGGCAGGGCCCGCTGCATCTCGAGGAGCAGATCGGGGTCGTCCGTGTCGAAGTCGACGCAAGCGACGACGTGCGTGGCCGTGGCGCGCGTACCGGTGAGTATCCCGACATTCGCGTCCGGCCATTGCCCCCACATCCGGATGATGAAACTCGTGGCCGGCGTCTCCCGGTATCGTTGCCAGTTCGGCATGGGCCGCCATTTTCCGCCCCTGAACTCGGACGGTGCCTTGCTCATGGGCGAAATCGGCAAGGGCGAATAGCCGTTGGCGATGAGCTTTTCGGAGACTTGCGCGAATGGCGACACAGGTGCGGCCTCAGCCATGGACATCGTCAGTCCTTCATGTTTGTCAGGGCGGTTCGAACGTTCTGTCCGTAGGCGAGGAAGGTGTTGCGGACCGCTTCCCGGTAATCGGCCGAAGCCGCGATGTCGGAGATGATCTTGCCGAACACCTCCGAGTTCAGGGCCTCGAGGTCGCGGATTCCGTGCGCCCAGAGCTGGGTGAACACAGCGTCGACCACGTCGGCCATTGTCTGGGCCGCGGCGGAATCCAGTGCCTGGGCCTCCGTCTCGGAAAGCTTCGTCGGGTTCATGTCGGCAACCTTCAAACCGTGTTTCGGGGAGCAGATTTCGCAGAGCCACAGCACGTTCTGGTCCCGCGGATGGATGACGCCGACAGACGTCGCTATCCGGGCACAGCAGCCGCAGATCGCTTCCGGCGTTACTTCGCGGCAACCGAGGAGGAGTTCCGTCATGCCACCATCTCCCCGGCCGCCGCGTACTTCCGGCCCGTCACCTCGTTGAAGCCGCTGTCGGCCTGCCTGTACCGGATCGCCACTGCCTGGCGGAGCTCGTCCTGGCGCCGCAGGGCCTCGTCGACGCTCTCAGGGATCGGCAGCGATCCGCCGGCCTCGAGCCAGAACCCGGCGGCCCTGCGCTGCGGCATCGATCCGTGCGGGTGGGAGAAGCACCACCACTGGTTCACGGACATGATGCCGATGCCGTAGGCCACGCGTAGCGTCGGCGGCGCATGCTCGTTGCCGCGCTTCCGGTGCTGGTAGTAGGAGACGTGCCGGACCGGGATCCAGCCGTCGCTGGTGCGGCCCGACAGAATGTCGACGTCGTCTGGGCGCTCCTCATGCTTCGGCTCGGCATGCCACTCGTGGCCGCAGTCTGGGCAGACCATGACGCGGTTCGCCACCAGGGACTCGCAGCCGGGGCACGTCTTGGCGCGGACTTCCTGATCGGCTTCCCGGCCATCGCCCTTGCCCTTGGCGCCGCCTGGCGTCACGACGGCGTCGACGGGCCCGTGCTTGCGGACGTTTCCGGCAAAATCGAGGATCAGGGCGTTCGTTTTGCCCGGGGCCTTGCGGAACCCGCGGCCGACTTGCTGGATGTAGAGCCCGGTCGATTCCGTGGGCCGCAACAGCGCCACCAGATCGACGTGGGGGACGTTGAACCCGATCGACAGGACGTTCACCGAGGTGAGGCAGCGGATCCCGCCGTGCCGGAACGTCTGGATGATCCGGTCGCGTTCCCTGGCCGGCATGCCGCCGTCGATCGACTCGGCGCTGATGCCGTGCCGGCGAATGGCGTCACGGACAGCCGTGGCGTGGTCGACGCCCGTGCAGAAAGCAAGCCAGGCCCGGCGACTGGCGCCGCGGGCGACGATTTCGGCAGCAGCACGCTCGACCAGATCACCTGCCATCGCTGCGGCCTCGAGCTCGCCCGGGATGAACTCTCCGCCGCGGCGGTGGACGCCAGCGGTCGAGATCTCGGCATGCGTGGCCTTGGACGTCAGCGGAGACAGGTAGCCATCGGCAATAAGGTCTGCGACGTTCGCCTCGTACACGATCTTGTCGAAGAGCCGATCCGGGCCTTTGTCGAGGCGTCCGGAATCCAGCCGGTAAGGCGTGGCGGTGAGCCCCACGATCCGCAGATCCGGCTGCCGCTCCTTGAGGGCTTCCAGAAACTTCCCGTACATGGTCGACGCATTGCGCGAGATCAGGTGCGCCTCGTCGATCAGGAGGAGGTCGAAGCGGCCGATCAGGTCGGTCTTGTTCCAGACGGACTGCACGCCGCAAAACAGGATAGGATGCCGGGTATCGCGCCGCCCGATCCCTGCCGAATAGATCCCGGCTGGCGCCTGCGGCCAGATCTTGATGAGCTCGGCGAAGTTCTGGGCGATCAACTCCTTGGTGTGGGTGATCATGCCGATCCGCATCAGCGGCCATGTCGTCATCACCTCGCGAAGCAGCGTGGCTATGATGAGCGACTTGCCGCCACCCGTCGGAATGACGATCAGGCCATTCCCGCCGCCCCCTTCCCAATGATCATAAAGCGCATCGATGCTTTCGCGCTGATAGGGGCGAAGTTCCATTATCTTGCCTCCCCGATGGCTTCCTCGATGTCCGCGAGCTTGCAGCGCAGCGCCGCCTGAATGGCGAAGCGCGAATAGCCGCGTTGCCGGAGGTCGCGGATCCGCTGGGCGAGCGAGACCCCGGTCTGGTCGCCGATCTCCTGGCGCTTGCCCTGGGCGATCCGGTAGTCCGCGATCGAGTGTTCGACCGCGTAAGACGACCAGAAGCCCGGCTCGGCAGCCTCCGGCCGCTTTGCCGCCAGCTTGAGCGCCGCCCCGACGTCGGCCACGCCGAACCGGGCGATGTTCCGGCGCAGGGTGCCGATCGCCATGGTCTCGAAAGGCGCGATCTTGCTCTTGGGCTTGGGATAGATCAGCGGCGTGATGCCGCCCGTGGTGCATGCCTCGTCGATCTCGAGCGCCCACGCTGCCTTGGCCGCGCGGGCTGCCTTGAACAGCTGGAAGATGGTGATCGGCGTGACGTTGCCGTTGACCGCCACGAAGATCTCGGGCTGCTCGAGCGTCGAGGCGTCGACGATCGCGCACGGCACGCGCTCGAACCCGCGCAACAGGGCAGCCGTGGCCCGGTGCTGGCCGTCGATCACGCTGTAGAGCTCGGCGGTGTTAGGCACGCGGGCGACGATCAGCGGCGCAAACCGCCGCCAGTCGAACTCGGCACAGATCCGGGCGATCGTCGCCAGGCCGCGGCCTTCGATCGTGCGTTGGTACGTGTCATCGATCCGGAGCTGCGCCAGCGACAGGAAGTCGAGACGCGGCGGCTTGCCGGCGGGCCTCTTGGCCGGGACGTCGAGGACGGGCTTTGCGAGCGGACGGAGGCTTGCCATCACCGGCTCCCCATCCGCAGCAACGAGGTGGGGATCGTCCGGTATTTCTTTTGTTTGTTGCCCGGCGGCGGCTTCGTGTAGGCGATCGCGGCGTGGTGCGCGCAATAGAGGCTCTTGCCGTCCACCGGATCGTTGCAGAACACGAATCCGCCATAGACGCTGGCGTCGTCGCCGGTCGCATAGCGGCAGCCCGTCACCTCGACGATGCCCACGCCCGGGCCGCTCGGCTTCCACACGAAGGCGAGCGGCTTCGGCATGTCACAGCGCGCGGCAAGCTGCGGCTTCCTCCGCGGCGTCTCGCCATTGGCGAGCGTCACCTGATTTCGCGGGCGCTGCTTCGGCATGTACTCGCCACGCGCCACCCGGACGCGCTGGTACTTGCCGATCGCGGCGTTGCGGCTGCAGCCGATGTGGGCCGCGATCTGGCCGAAGCTCTTGCCGTCGCGTGCCATGGAAAACAGGTGATCGATGCGTTCCATCGTCCAGAAATCGGTCATTGCGTGCCATCCTTCCATTCCGTTTCGTCCTTCATCCTGTATGTTACGGTTCCAGTTTCCGGGTCGGCGTCGATCTGTTCGCCCGGCACCAGGCCGGGGATGTAGAGGTGCTGCGCGCATCCCGTGCGCTGTGCGGATTCATCGAGGCCGCCATGCAGCTCGCACTGCCAGCCGCCATCGACCGGCGTGGCGTGAAGGCATGTGCGGCAATTGCGCGGCGCGAACTGGCCGCCGTGGCATTGCTGGAAGGCGGGGCAGTAGTTGCAGACCCACGCCATCTTGGCGGTGGGGTCGTCATGCAGCCGAGACGGCGGTTCGGCCGACTGGATGATGCGCTCGGCACGGGCCACCAGGACGATGGCCGCCTGCCCGTCATACTCGACGCGTTCGGTGTGGATCTCGTCGGTGTTCTTGTTCACCGCCATGTAGAAGGCGCGCGTCAGCCCCGAGAAGTGCATGTAGAGCTGCATCTGGGCATAGTGCCCGGGCTTTGATTTCTGGACCCAGTCCTTCACGAGCGACTTGAACGATTTCTCGTTGTGGGTCTTAAACTCGAGGACGTGGCGCGTCTTCGGAGCCTCTAGGAACCCCTGCCCCTGTCCGTCCATGTGGCCGCGGAAGTGTCCGCCCAGGGCCCAGAGCGCCCACTGGCGCCCGGTCTCCGGATTCACGCGGTCGAGCTCGATGCCGGCCATCTCGAGGTCGTCGAGCATGCGGGCCTCTTCGCGGTGGCCCGTCTCGAAGAGGCGCAGCTTGCGGCCGTCGAGGGTCTCGGGCTCGTGCGCCCAGCGGAACGTGTACCAGAGCGCGCGGTCGCACTCGTTCCCCATCGTCGACATGCCGAGATAGGTGCGGTGGTGACGCTCGGCCTTAGCCTCATAGGCGCGGTAGATGGCCTCGAGCGTCAGCTGTGTCGGAGGCGGAAGTTCGGCCATGTTGCATCGGACCCTCCGCGCATGCGAAGTGGTTCCGCTCCTTGAGAACGGTTGACGTGATCAGGTGAGACGCGGGGCCGGTTTGATTGTCGAGATCGGGACCGGCCCCGCCGCTATGCTAGGCGCTCTTCTTCCAGGGCAAGCCACCCTGCGGAGCCGAGGGCCGCGCAGGCGCAGCCGCTGCAGGCTTGGAAGTTGCCGCAGCCTTCGGAGCGGCCGCGGGCGCCGCCTGTCCTGCCGGGATGTACTTCGTCACGCGGTTCTTCGCCGGATAGGGCTGACCGGTCGAGGGATTGATCTGTTCCTTTTCGAAACCGACGTTGGCGCGGAACGGCTTGTAGAGGAGCGAGTCCGTGTCGGTACGCGCCACCTCCCAATCGACGCCGCAGGCAGCGGCCAGCGCCTTCAGCTCGCCGATCCCGATCGTCTGGGCCTGGGCGGACTTGTTGCGGACGTTGTACTGCGGGAAGATCTTGCGCCCTTCGAACTCGCCGGACACAATGACGAGCGTGGCCTTGAGCATCATGCCGGTGCCGTCCTTCGTCGGAACGAGCTCGTTGGCGTCCACCTGCATGAGGTATTCGCCGGGCGGAACCGGCTCGGGGATACCGGTGGAGGCGGCAACCGCGCGGTCGTCGACGTCATCGAAAAAATTGCTGAGATCGGCCATTGTCTTGTTCCTGTTGCTGTTGGTTTCAGTTTCCGCTTACGCGGCCTTCTCGACCGGGGCTTCCGCACCGGGGAGATGCTTTGCGAGCTCCTTCCACGCCTCGCCCTTGGGGAGCGGAAGCGCATCGGGAAGCCCAAAACGGTTCTTTGCGACATAGGCGGGTCGGCCGTCGGTGAAGAGCCAGCGCGTGCCGCCGCCTTCCGCGTGCGTATTTTTCTTGCCGAAGCCCGCCTCGGTCTCCTTGATCGTCACCTTGGTATTGAGGAATAGCACGGCGTCGGCGGCCTGGGTGAGAAGGCCCTCCGCGCGCTTGTGGATCTTCATCATGTACCGCTTGTAAGGCTGCGCGCCGGGTTCCTCGTGGCTTGAGGCTTCGGCCAGGGCGAGCCAGATCACCTGCATGCCACGGTCGCGGCGCAATGCATCGCAGCCAGCGATGAGCTCGCGCCAGACATGATCGGCCGCAAGATAGCCCTTGCCGTAGCCCGGCTGCTCGATGTCCTTCCACTGGTTGCGGAGGCAGGTTTCGCGCCAGACAAGCGGCTCCAGGGCGTCGATGGAATCGATGACGATCGTGCGGTGCTCGTGCTTGTCGGTATAGAGCGCACCCAGCGCCTCAATCACCTGGGCGTATTCGGTCAGTTCCCCGAAACCCAGTGGGTCGACGTCGGCCGGAGGACGCTCCGGTGCGATCTGGACGTACACCGCGCCGGGGGCCTGCAGCGCAAGCGATGTCTTGCCCATGCCGGCGGGCCCGTAGAACAGCATCAGCGGCGGCAGCTTCACCGCCTGGCGCTTAAGGCTCGCAAGAGAGATTGCCATTTCAGTGTTCCTTTTCCTGTTGAAGACCAGAGACCGGATGAAGTCCCCGTTTCGCGGGCGTCACATAGGCCCGGGAAATGATGCCGCGAGGAACCGGGGCGATGACGGTCGAGGGAGCGGCGGCGATGGCCGCCCCCTCTTCCTGCGCCCCACCGGCACCGCCGCGTGAGATGAATGGAAAGAGGCCCGCCCCGTGAAGAGCGGGCCAGTTCAGGGAGGAAACGCACGGATAACCCGCCGGGCCGGGGTTCATGATGGCGCTATTCATTCGCCATTGCCTCAAGGCGGGCATGAAATAGATCTTCGATCCGCACCTTGTTGCCGGTTACTTCAATGATCCGTTCGATCAGCCTGACTTCCGGCATGCGCTTGCCAGCCGCCCAAAGGCGCACGGCTTCGCTGGTAACGCCACCAATCTTGGCAGCGAAATCAGCCGGGGTCAGATCGTAAGCCTGGAGATACTCATTCAGTCGCATTCCCCATGCATACAACAGATTGTTTGATTTTGTCAAACACCTTGTTTGTAGAAATAAACAACACTATGTTGTTTGTTGTGAGCAAGGGGCCACGCCTTCTATGGTCGCGCTTGTTGTCAGGGGCGACAGCATGTCACCGGCGTACGAGGACGGCGACATCATCTATTATGACCAGCAAGTAACGGGGAACTTTGACCACCTGGTCGGGAAACGTGTCGTTGCACGACTGGTTGACGGCCGCACTTTTGTAAAAAAACTGCGGAAAAATAATGATGGCCAATATTGGCTTCATTCACATAATGCTGATCCAATCGTAAACCCACATATCGAGTGGGTCGCAGTAGTGCTTTGGGTGCGGCAGGATTAACGAGTCGCCCCACTCCTCCGAACAGGGTGGGGGGGGCAAACAATCTGTTGTTTTTTGCTTGACGATTTCCAACAATCTGTTTTAAGGTGCTTCTCATACCGTATGGGAGGCAATCATGGGTACAGCATACATCGATACGACAATCGCCGTTGAGCACAACGGCGTGTTCCTGTTTGAGACCGAGTGCGTTGCACAGGTCGAATACGAGATTGACGGCACCGATCTCTATGATTTTTCGATCACCGATTTTCGGTTCGACAAGACCGAAGGCCGCTGGGACGGTGAGGTGTTCCGCCGCGTGACGGTGGCCGAGGCGTGGTGCCCGGCTGATCTGCGGGAAATTCTGTACCGCTTCGTCGACTACAACTTCGTTCAGGAAAAGCTCCTGGAGCGCCTGACGGAGACCGGCGAACTGAAGGCACCCGGCAGCACCGAGCTGCGTGCCGATCATCATGCGGCGGTGCTGTGATGCACCGCATCATCGTGACCGGCAAGAACAAGGAACTGACGCCAGCACTTCGCGGCATCAGCCGGACCCAGCAATTTGAAAATAGAAACTCCCGCGCGGTTGATTGCCTCTCAGCGCGCGGCGAGGGGCGCCCCGTTGTGTTCACCGTCTCCACGACGGGGCGCCCGACCACTTCCGGCATGACGCCGGCAGCCCGTGCGACAGGGGATCTGTCGCGCTCCGAAGGTCAGATCACACACACTGTAAAGCGTTCGTTTTCTGGCCCCTCTGCCTTGCATAGCCCCGCGGCAACCCCTGCCCCCAAAAAGCCGCGGGGCACTCTTCTCGACACCGTGCAGGAGATAGCGACCTTTGCCACCGCCTGCGTGGTCTTTGGCGGGTTGGCATTTTTCTTTCTGATCCTGGCATGACCGACGTCGTCATCACGATCCCCGGAAAGCCCGCGGCCTGGCAGCGTGCCAGGTCGAACGGCAAGGTCCGGTTCGACAGCCCGGAGCAAGCCCGGAACAAGATGACGATCTCCCAGATCGGCGCGGCGGCCATGGCTGGCCGCCCGCCGTTCGACGGCCCCCTCGAGGTGATAGTCGCGGCGTTCTGGCCGTGGCCGAAGAGCATGAGCGAAAAGAAACGGCGCACCTACGGCTCGCAGTTCTTCGTCTCGCGCCCCGACAGCGACAACGTGGCGAAGCTCCTGGGCGATGCGCTGAACGGCATCGTGTGGCGTGACGACGCGCAGATCGTCACTTTGCAAGTTACAAAACGATACAACGTGATCCCGCAAACGGTGATCCGGGTCATTCCCCTTGTGGATGAAACAGCATGAGTGCCGAACGCAAGAAACCCCCGTATTTCAAGGCCAATACGAAGGCGCATGAAATCATCCGGCTCTGGCGGGATGGCGTGAGGTCTCCGAGCGAAATATCGCGCCGCGTGGGATGCACGGTGCCGAACACCGTCAAGACGCTCGCCAGGCATGTTCCCGAGTACACGCCGCACAAGAAGCCCCGCGTCGTAAGGGTCGTCGGCCTGCCGAAAGACGACATGCGGTGGCTGGAATCCGAAGCAAAGGCTAACGGCGTGGAAATCGACCAGATGGCCCGCGCAATGCTTGTTGACGCCATAGAGGAGGCAAGAAATCGATGAGTGACTTTTTGTTCGGCGTGCTGATTTTTGCCTGCGGTTCGTTCTGCGGGTTCATCACTGCGGCATTCTTTGCGGTTGGCGCCCGCGACGAGCCACAAGAATTTGATGGCGGGTATTCTGTCGACCACCCGCCGGTCAGAACAACGATTTGGCATTCTAGCATTCGAGAAAAGGAGTGATCACGGCATCGCAACGCCCCGCATTTCCACGCCCCGCCCTGCCACGCAACACAACGCAACGTAATTTCAAGAGGAATACATGACGTCGATCATTATGGGCCTCGCCCTGCTCCTCGCCCTTGCCGTGGCTCTATGGCTTGAGTTCTGGATGCGCGACCGGCGCCTCGAGCTGGACGAGCCCGAGATCCCCGAGTTTCAGCCGGCCGCCAGGCCGCCGACGACGCGCATCCCCTCCAACGAAATCGAATGGGAAATCTAAGATCATGATGACAACAATCGTTTCCGCCCTCACTGCCGAAAAGGCCGAAGGGATCAAGCACGCCGAGGAGTGCGCCGAGCGCATCAATCGGCACATCCGCGACTTTGAAATGCTGCGGGCGTGGATCCTCGACTCCTCCCGGGCGCGTGCCGAGGCGATCGACGCGCTGATCGGTAACAATCCGCCGGCTGCCCTGCCCGATGCCTGAGACGCTGGCGCAATGGGCGTGGTTCCTGTTCTTCGCAGGCGGTGCGGCTGGCGGCTGGCTGGTGCTGGCGATCCTTGCCGGTCAGTTCTGGATTGGGTTCAAGAAAGGATGGCGGCGGTGAAGTATCTCTCGATCTGCAGCGGCATCGAAGCGGCAAGCGTGGCTTGGGAAAGCCTCGGCTGGACGCCGCTTGCGTTCTCTGAGATCGAGGCGTTCCCGCGCGCCGTGCTGGCCCATCATTACCCTGACGTTCCGCTGCACGGCGACTTCACCAAGCTGCGCGATGAGGCCTTCATCTCTGATGCCGATGTGCTGGTCGGCGGAACGCCCTGCCAAGCGTTTTCGGTCGCGGGTCTTCGCAACTCCCTGGCCGATGACCGCGGCAACCTTTCCCTCGAATTTGTGAGACTTGCCGATGCAATTGACGATGTTCGACATGCTGCCGAAAGACAGCCCGCAATCATCGTCTGGGAAAACGTCCCCGGCGTCCTCTCCGTCAAGGACAACGCCTTCGGATGCTTCCTCGCGGGGCTGGCGGGAGACGTTACCCCCTACGTTCCGCCACGGGGGAAATGGACAGCCGCGGGTGTGGTTGCTGGACCCCAAAGAGCAGTCGCGTGGCGCGTCCTCGATGCCCAATACTTCGGCCTGGCCCAACGACGCCGCCGTGTGTTCGTTGTCGCAAGTGCTCGAGAAGGGTTCGATCCCGCCGCGGTTCTTCTTGAGTTCGAAGGCGTGCGCCGGGATTCTCCGCCGCGCCGAGAAGCGCGGCAAGACGCTGCCGCCGATGCTGCACCAGGCACTGGCGAACGTCGCAGCCACTGGGACGGCGTAGAACATCCGCACCCCACGCTGAACCAGCCCTTCAACACCGGCGCCATTGGTTACAGCAACCAGGAACTGTTCAGCCAGCGTGGGGCCGGGCTGGTGGGCGAGGCCTCCACCGGAGAGATCTCCCATTGCCTCAACGCCGGCGGCATGGGGCGGCAGGATTACGAGACCGAGACGCTGGTCACTCACGCGCTGCGCGGCGAGGGCTTCGATGCGTCAGAAGACGGTACGGGCAGAGGGACGCCGCTGGTGCCTGTCGCCTTCTCGGCCAAGGATCACGGAGCGGATGCCACGGCAGACCTTTCGCCCACGCTCAGGGCGATGCCGCATAACGAAAGCCATGCCAATGGCGGCGGCCAGATGGCGGTTGCCGTGCCTCTGTTGGAAGTTGGCAAGCGCACCGGACCGTCCTCGACCGATGACAAGCGGGTCGGGCTTGGCATCGGCGCGGATGGCGACCCGATGTTCACCCTGCAGGCCGGGGCGCAGCATGGGGTGGCTACAGTTGAACCGTACACGCTCGCCATTCGAGGTCGGGGCGACACGCATAATCTTGAAGCTCGACAAGATGGTCTAGCCAATGCGTTGCTGACGCCGAACGGTGGCCGCGCCGGCATTGGCGTCGGAGCGGTGGCTGCCGGGATGGCCGTGCGCCGACTGACGCCCGTCGAGTGCGAACGCCTGCAGGGCTTCCCTGACGGCTACACCATGATCCCGTGGAAGAAGAAGCCAGCCGCCGAGTGCCCGGACGGCCCGCGCTACAAGGCGCTGGGCAACAGCATGGCCGTGCCGTGCATGGCTTGGATAGGTCGGAGGATCGCCGCCCACCTCGCGGAAACAACCTTCCGCCAGCCGGAAGGAAGTTGCCCCGAACGAAGCGTGAAACACGGAACAAAGGAGAACGAGAATGTCTGACAAAAAGCTGCCGCTGCACACGACGGTCGGTGATGCCGATGAGGGGGATTGCGGGTGGCTCTGGTATGATGGGAAATGGCGGCTTGGTCGGCTGGCATTCAGCGATAATGACGCCGACGATACGCTGTATATCGACCTGCTGCTGGACGAAAAAGCCGAGTGGTATGAGGTCGAGGCGCTGAAGCATCTACCCTGGCTGCCGATCCCCCGCCCGCCATATGAGGGTAACGAAATGCCTTGCACCCATGCCGTGACGATCATGGACCGCAACGCTACGATGACGTTTTCATGGAACATGAACGAGAGCGACGGCAAGCGGGCCGTGCAGAAGGTAATGGCTTACGTCGATGCCATGCTGCGCGAAACGGATGCGCCGGTGTCGGTGGGGTAGCTCAATGACTGACATACACATCCCGCCCGAGGCGCTGGAGGCGGCTGCGAGGGCTGCATACTTCGCTTTTACAGAGATCAACATTGGCGATGGAGAAGACCGCTGGGAGCGATTGCTTCCGCGTTTCCGTGCCGAGTATCGTGAACAAGCCCGCGCCGCCATCCGCGCCGCGCTGGGTGCGTGGCCGGGGATGTATCCTGTCAGCTACGGCGGGGATGAGCCTCCGTTTCTTGTCCTCCCCCTCACCGAAACATCAACCAAGGAGAACGACAATGGCTAACGTAGTTATCGACGGCGTGGAGTACGCGCCAATTTCTAGGTCTACCGGAACCCGCGCGGTGGTCGTGGTAGATCGCGGCTGGATTTTTGCGGGCGATGTGACCCGCGAGAATGGCCGCATCAAGTTGAGCCGCGCGCTGCATGTGTTCAAATGGGAGAGCGTAGGCTTTGCTGGGATGATCGAAAACCCCAAGAAGGCTAAAGCCGATCTGCGCCCCGTTGCTGACGTTGACATGCCCGATGGCGCGGAGATTTTCTGTGTGCCTGTGGCAGACGGATGGGGGCTGTAATGGTCCCTAACTTCTGGCCTGTCGGCTACGGCTACGGCTACGGCTACGGCAACGGCTACGGCTACGGCGACGGCTACGGCTACGGCTACGGCAACGGCAACGGCTACGGCTACGGCAACGGCGGCTACGGCGACGGCTACGGCGACGGCTACGGCTACGGCAACGGCGACGGCTACGGCTACGGCGACGGCGACGGCTACGGCTACGGCAACGGCGACGGCTACGGCTACGGCTACGGCTACGGCGACGGCGACGGCTACGGCTACGGCTACGGCACGATCAGCAATTCTCAGCGGGGGCGGGCGTGATGGAAACTGACAAGGAGTTCGTGGAGCGGATCAAGCGCGAGTGGGACGGCGACAACGTGCCGTGCGTCGAGGACTTCGACCAGCTTATCGCCCTCGCCCGCCGTGGGGCTGCGGTGCAGTGGAGGCCGATAGAGGAAGCGCCGAAGGATGGCTCATTCTTTGTCGGGCTAATGTCAGACCGCCACATTCGAAAAGCGGGGGTGGATATTGTGCATTGGATAGATGATCCAGTGTGGCCCATTGAGGGATATGGCACTGGCTATCAAATAGAGTTCTTCTCGCATTTTCTGCCCCTCCCACCCCCACCGCAGGAGACGAGCGATGACGAATTACCCCAAACTACCCAGCACCGAGTGCAGCGAGACGCGGCCCGGTGGATCAC